CTGACTTCAGTCCAGTTGCGAGCCAAACCCTTTTGGGCGACGACTCTCGGCTATGTTTATATCCCGACGGCCTATACATCGGTTGCAGCCTTACAGCTGCAGGGTGTTCTTTTCAAAGAACATCAAATAGGACTTACCTCGCGGCCATTCGTCCAATGGTCTCTAGTGGACTCGTTCTCCTCCTCTTACGATTAGGGACCAAGTATACCAACTAGGGCTAGCTATCCAGCATTTTACTTCAGCTGGCAAGAAGGGTCCGTCAATTTATACCGCGCCATACGTTTCCAATAAGCGCTCACGCTAGGGCTTAGACAGCCACCCAGCGCACCGACGACCCTGCTGTCAAAACACCAGCAGTACCAGTCTGAGTCACCGAAAGGGTGAAGGCATCTGTGCCATTCGCAGTCACAAACAATGAACCACTCAAAGTGTCCGTTTCACCTGCACCCAGCGATATATTCGTCGTAAAGAAAGGAACATCAGCACCCGTATGCCAGACACTGGTTCCATTCTTCCTAAAATCGGCCAAAACCAAAAAGGCCTCCGCAGCAGAGTCAGCCCCTACAACACTGTAATCAATCAAATAATTACCAGGGGGGGGCACCATTGACCCCGCAGTATTAACAATGGACAAGCCATTGGCAATAGCGGTCGCAACAAGCTGTGTCGTCACAACAGTTGTAGCATTTGTTTGTGCGCTCGATGATTGAAAGAGAGCAACTTGGTTATTCACGGGGGCTGAAGCAATAGCCTCCAGCACAGGCTTCTCAAACCAACCTGCATAACGAACATGCAGTTCCCCTATCTTCGTTGTACCATCTGACGTACCAGAAGCCCCATAATTCAGGTTTCCAATATCATAAGTCTTAATATCCGAACCACCGGGAAGATTACCGGGGCGGACATACTTTGGTCCGTTGTTAAACGCCTCTCGGCAATCAACACGGAGAACAAAGTCTTCACAAGGCATCTTGTCTTCATGTGGATCGGTATCCATCATCTGTTGCTTTGTGGTTGGGGGTGCATCAGCAGCGTCGTAATCAAACGACAAAATTGCTTTGCCAACCGTCCCCGCGGTGGCAAACTGTGACACCTCATGCTTGTAGTAGAACTCAAGCTGAGTAAAAACATACTTCTCAAACTTGGGAGCAATAGCACTCAACCAAGGGAAGGTTGTTACATTTCCCGGATTCACAGCGAACTGCTGGGCGACAGCATTCGCACCATTTCCAAAGGTCGTTGAGCCTAGCAAATCAACTATAAACTCATCTTCCCCGAAAGGTGTTCGTCTCAAGCGTCGCATCCCATTCGGCATCCCGGGCATATTAAACGCACCGGTAGCACGGGTAGAGTTATTTCCACCCATTCCTCTATTCCTCCGCTTCATGCCTTTACGTGAACGCCTCCGCCGACCTCTAGGGCCAGCCGGGCGTGCAAACGCTAGGCGATTTGCAGCAGCAAGGTATTGTCTTGTCCCTCGCTGGGGCAGGGGGGGAGGACCCCCCTGTCTCTTTCTATGTCTCCTTCCTCGTGGTCTCTGTGGTAGTCCGATCTGATTCATTGTCGCACTACTTTTTATCCCACCACATGTGTGTCCAAGTCTTGACGCCTTCTCAGGAGTTATAACAAACGACTGGTTCACCATGGGATATCCTTCCAAAGAACCAAGGAACAGGTCTCGGAGATCTCTCTCCGTTGGGATCTGGCTCATTGCGGCTTTCCAATCAGGTTCATATTTCAAAACCTCGCCGTACTCAACTACGAGCCATTCGATCAATTCTCTGAGGTACCCTCGCATCTGGGTGTCAGCCCATGCAATGCGGAGCAGCCCTGTCGCACGCAGCAACGTAAAGGCTGGTTCATCAGGTGATCGGGAGTAAAGGAGTGACGTCAGCAACTTTTCACGTTTGTAAAGTGGCACAGCAATGCCATCAATAAAAACCGTGAAGGCTGACAAAAAGTCAAGCTCCTCAACATTCCTAGGATCTAAGCAATCGGTGGTTGTCGTAACACCAATCCTCTTCCATTCTTCAATCACGGATCGTGCATTAAAGAAGGGCAAAGCGTCATCTGACACAGTCCAAGTGTTATCATCGCCACATAAAGCCAAAGACAATTCCTCATCAAAGGCGGCGTAAGTGTTCATCACTTCAGAACTGGTCATTATCCATGCATACGCTAATAGCATGTATAAGATCAACGTATTATCAACAATGGTGTTCACGGAGCCCGACGGATTACCCGTCTGCTTCATCACAAAAACACCCTCGGATGTTATGATCAAGGTATGGATCAAATTCCGGTAATAGATTTTCAGTCTATCCAAATTTTCTTGTGTTTGATCCTCGACGCGGAGCATCTTCCAGCGAAACTCAGCGCATGCCCACATTAGGTAAATGCGCAAAGACGAGTCATATTGGGACTCATCGAGTGCAAAACCGTTCCGGTGCTTCATCAACTTCCGGTACAGTTCGTTCCACCCTCCTTTCAGAGGTGAGAAACCGACAACGCTGGCTGTCTTGAGATGTGAGCGATAGAATCTTTGGTTCATATCCTCAAATAATCGGTTACCATGTATGGTCATCTCAATTGGACCTGCCGTAAAAGTACGAAGAGAGTTCTCCTCTATCTTCTTAGCAGGGCGGATTTCCTCTTTCAGGGAATTT